GAAGTCGTCAAGTGCAAAGCGCACCATTACTGGATTAGGAACAAAGTCCGGTAACGATAAGCGTTCCTCAATTGCCTTAAGGATTGGGCGAAGTGAGAAATCAACTAATGAGCGCCGCTCTGTAACCGCGTTTGAATAAGTCATTGAAGTTTGCTCGGCGCTCAAGAAGTAGGCAGGAATGCCGCAAGCTCTAGCCAATTCCAGCGCTACATATTGGCGAGCTTCAGCTAGTTGCATCGATTTAGGATCGAAGCCAAATTGCTCAAGATTTACATCAGCATTTAGAAATGCAGTAGAACGAGATTGACGAGCAGTTTTCCAAGCCGTCAATAAAGCTGAAATTCTTTCGGCAGTTAAGTTAGTTCCATTTGATTTAAGAACCATTGATGGAGCAGGTTCTTTAGCATAATTAACCGCTGCGTTCTCAAGATATACGGCAGCTGCAATTGTTTTGCCAGCTCTGTGAAGTAATCCCTCATCTGGGCCATCAAAGCGAATGAGTGAGCCAACTCCTTGAAGTGGAACGGCCATTCCATCAACTTTATAAGACTCAATTACTGTGTTGCGAAAATCTGTATCAACTGTAACGCGGTCTGGGCTGACGCGAGTCCAAGCTCTTACGCGACCGCCATCAGTAGAAGAATACATTTCTAAGACTTGACCATACCCAGCACCATATAGCCAAATATCTTCAGCGAGCCAGTTATAGATTACGAATCCTGCAACTCTTGGGTCTGGCTGATTAATAACGCGATGCGGATCTACATATTGTCCAGTTATGCGATTGAAAGTTGTAAGGGGTAATGAGCCAATTGTTCCGCAGATGATATTGCGAGCTCTAGCAACGGATGGAACGCTCATTGCTAATTGGCGAGTGGTATTAGTTGCACCGCCAAGAATATTATAAACTGAATCGCTAATCTGGACGGGAGTTAGCGCGGCTGCAACATCTGAAACCTTAGTAGGCTTAGCCGTCTGAACCTGTGGAAATAGGAAATCTCTTATAGCACCCATTGCTTACATTGTAAGCGAGCGGACTTACACTATTTGAATATCTACTCCGCTTTCAGCCATCGTTGCGTAGTGTGTCGCTAAGGCTGAAGCAATTGCTCCGCAAATTGTTGTGTTGCTGACTTTGCGACCCATTACCCAACCGCCGTCTCCAAAGGGTAACTTGACGGCGGATAGGCATTGCTTGGTTAGCTCTTCCTGTCCCGAGTGAGCTAACCGCTGAGATGAAATTGCTCCCAGTAATTCATCGCAGCTTTGGGCATAATCAAGGCCATCTATTGGCTCGACTCTTATTCCAGCAGGGGCTAACCTAGCGGCTACCGCTGACGCAGTTCTGGCTGAATAGGCAACTAGCTGTACTGGGTATTTTCTAACCCATTCGGCTACATCATTGGCCATTGCTTTATCATCCAGATTCGCAGGGTTATGCCAAGTCTGAAGCAATATCACTTGGAACTTATCGCCTTCAAGTCTTTGACTAGCAACTAGCGCGCCTTCTTTTCTGCTAGGGCTTAGATCAATAGCCAGCCAAGTATCAGCTTCAGAGTCAAGTCGCAAGCCCTCAACTTTGCAACTTTCCCACTGGGACGGATTGATAACTGGGTTAATCGTATCGACCCATTGGCATAAAACTTCTGTGCGCACAATATCTTCGGGGTCTGATAAGACTGCCCGAATATTATCTGGATGAACTGTTAGGCCGAGAGATGGGTTGGCTTGGCAGACACCTAGCCAGAAGGTTGGCGAGTTATCAAATTTAATACCGCTCGGAGCAGACCATTCGAACCAGCCAATATCATCGTTGCCACCGAAGATAGCAGCCATCGCTCTTTCTCTAAGTTTATTTAGGACGATTGAGTGCTGATCTCCAGCATTTGAATAAACCCATATTTGAGGATTGGCTGAAGCCATTTGCGTATAGCGCAAAGCAGACCAGACATCTTCATCCTTATACTCTCGAGCTTCATCTAGGTGTATCGTTTCTGGAGCTGCAATGCCTCGACCAGCTGAGTTATTGGCCCTGACGATATATCGGCGGCCTTCAGTAAATTGAAGCTCCTGAAATCCCTTACTTTCCAGCTTCTTAGTAAATTCAGCAGCTAGTCTGGGATTCTGTTCAATAATTCCATAGATCTTATAAAACAATTCAGCTGAAGTAGTTAGCTTATGGGCCGTATGGACTTGCAGTTTTTCCTTTAAAACATAGATTCTAAATAAGATTTGCAGCGCCATAAAGGTCGATTTACCCTGTTGCCGAGCGCAAAGTAAGGTAACTACTGGGTGAGCCCAACGGCCATCAGGTTTATATTTTAAAGTGTGATGAGCCAACCATTGCTGCCAAGGCATCAGTTCAAAGCCAATTTCCTCGCAGAATTTAATCATTTGCTCGCCGTAAGAGGGTAAATCATTGAGTTTAGTGTGAATACGCGGTTCTGGCACACCTCGGTAAGCCGATTCGTCCCTGACTCGGACAATCTCACCCAATTCAGCCAGAGCAAGCTCTTTCATTCTTGATAATGCCTAGCCGAGCCATTTTCAGGGAAAATCTTCCCAATGGGGGTCGTGGGTCTGGATGCGCGCTCAAAAAAGGTAGGGGTCATCCTATCGCGCTTAGAACTATTGCACTGAGCGCAACAAGCAACCATATTAGAAGCTTCATCAGTGCCACCCTTACTTATCGGTATCAAGTGATCAACTGTATTGGCTTCCAGCCCGCAATAGTGGCAAGTATTATAATCGCGTTGCAAGACTTGCAATCTAGTTCTTTGGTAATAGGTTGAGTTATATCTTCTACTCAATGCCAGCCCCGAGTCTCAAGGTGATGAAGTGCATCGCAAGCATCAGCGTATCTATGCCTTAAATATTTAATATGCGCATCTATTTGCTTCTTAGGGCTAAGGTCTCTATACCAAGTAGAACGCATCTGACCAAGGCCATAGTGAGATCCATTACGAGCTTTAGGATTCCATCTACTCTCTTTATGAATTAGCCAGTTATAACATTGGAATTCTGACCAATGCATTTTATTGTAAGCATAAAGCTTAAGATTCATATCTGCATTTGCAGGCTTTGGATTTAATATTGAAAGTAAAGCAGCTATGACCGCCGTAGCTATCAGGCGAAGGCAATGGCCTGCCTCAACCTCTGTTGCAGGGCCAGCTGCGCGCCCGCACTGTGGCGAGAGTGTAGCACCTAAGTCAAGTCGATTTAACATAAGTCCTGTTCAGAGCGGTGTTTCATATCCACTCCATCTGGCATATCCATATGATCATCTACATCTCTCCAGATTGGATATATATCATCTTTCATTCTAACTCCCATATCTTCTTAAACTCTAACTGGCCTGATTGAAACGCGTTCTTCAGCGTTTCTTTGCCATCACTATGGAACTTAGTCATTAGATAAGGCTCTGACTGACTGCCCTCTAACCAATCAATTACTTCACCATTTGGATCAATAACTATATCGTCCAAATAATTAAACTTATCCAATATCGCATCAATTGATGATTCTCTTACCGATTCTACTATTTCACTTGGGATATTAGCTTTCACCCAATCAATAAATCGCTTATCTGACTTTATAATCCACTTAAATTTAGGCTTAGTAGTAGTTACATAGGCAATAACATCATCACCATATTCAGCCTTGACCCTATCTGCCCCAATAGCGTCCATCTCGGCCTGTAGTGCAGTTCTTAGCCTATCCTTGGCCTTCTTAGCCTCATCAGCTATTAGGCTGACTGCTGCTAGTTCCAGACTCAGTTCCTTGATTCCCATTCCTGCGCTCCCTTTCATTAGCTCTTCTTAACCTAGTCTCAAGCGATTCCAAGTTGATACCACAATCTTTAGCAATAAATTCCTTATCAAATCCCCATTCCATCAGCTGACGGATATATCTAATAGAATGGGGTTTGCTCATTTGTCCTTCCCTGCCCAGCCTTCGCCTTTAAAGTGGATTGGATTGGGTCTCCACACTCTCCACATAGGAACCTTGCAATTATCGCAGATTACTTCACTTCTTAAGGTAATTGGCTGATATTCATCTTTCGTAGCTTCGCATTTATCGCAGCGATATTCATATAGAGGCATTGTAAGGTCTCTCTAGCGTTTCGTTACCAGTCCAGTAGCGTTCTGATATTGATTCAAGTCCAGCAGCTAATCGGCATATTCGACACTTTGCTGCCTTCATTTTCCATTTACCACATTGGTCGCACCGGACAATATCGTCCTCTTTGGCCGTTACGCGATCTGCTGGATAGATGATTCTTTGCATAAAGCATCGCTGGCACTCAACTAACCAGACTTCTTCAGGTGCTTCAGCAATATCACTAGCATCGTATTTATGCAGCTCAATATGCGGAGTAACTAACTTGCAAGCTGAGCAGATAAACGGATGAGCATCACTTTTCATTTCTGAAAGACCCAATGCCCATCTGAACCAATACGCATCCATTTAGCAGGATGGCCAGACTTAGGTGTTGGGCAGACCCAGCCCCTATATTCTTTGCCTTCTTTTGTGCCAGTCTTTAGCACCATTGGCCCATCGCCACCAGAGCAAAGCGGTATTTCATCAATTATCTCAGCACCTAATTGATTTGCTATCTGGCTTACATCCCAGACAATTGGCTCAGGATCATTAGGGCGCTGCTCTTTTATGAATTCCGCAAGAGCTGGCTTAGTCGTTTCAATTGCC